CTCGAGCCCCCCCTCAAGGATAGCCGGATTAAAGAAATTCGTGACCCCCCCATGGTCCTTAAACCATCCTTCGCGTAAATCCTTCTTTGCATCGGGAGTCAACTTCCTCGGATGCTTCAGCGCAACGATCGGCATCCCTCCACTGCCAAAGAAGGCGGCACCATATTGCTCGGAGGCCAAACTCAGCCCCACAGACTGCATCCCCAGACCGATCCGGGAAAGACCTACAACTCCATCCGTGGACAAACCTCGAATGTGAAGGATTTGATTCGGTGGATAACGCTTTCTCTCGCCTCCTTCGAGACGGACTTCATAAACAATCTGTTTACTTTTCGCATCCCTCTTCGGTTGTTTCATCCGATCGGGATGGATGGGCCACAAGGCTCTCACTTGGCCACCATAGTCCCGCTCGATCCAAGCATAGGAATTACCACGCAGGAGACGGCAAACTTCCATGTACTCCCGGAAACGAAAACTCGTCATTTCGGGATTCGGTTGATTGTGAAGAAGAAAATAGAGAGCATGATTGTAGGCCCGCTCCTTACTGTTTCGGCCTTGAACCAAGCGCTGAAAAAGAAAAAGCGGTAGCATGGCAACGGTCGCGGAACGAATGCGAACACACGCATAAACGGCCGTCGCTTGAAGAGCACTCTCGGGAGAAAGACGGATACCTGATGCATTGGAACCAAAGGGTACGGGGTTGTACCAGAAATCATCTGTCTCGCTTGGTTGGCTGAAACGAGAGGGACCCACCGGACTGAGAAGACGATTGAGAAGCCCCATTAACCCTTGCCACCCCCATCATCCTTTTTGTGCAGATTCGGATAGAGCCCCAGGAAAAGACAGAGGACCCCAATCGAAAGATAGGATCCCGGGGCCCATACGACTTGAAATCCCTCCCACAAAAGCCACCCCCCAACAATGACAAGAACATCCTGGTGAACATCGGCCCTGCAACCCTGGAGAACAATCCACTTCAACCCCTGCCAGAGACTGCGACCCTGAAGACCAAACCATTTTAAGCCCTGACGGACACTGCGACCCACAACCATCAACTCACGAACCCTTCTAATTTCACCCTCCACCCTTTCACCCCTCACCCTTCGCTTCTTCTTCTTTTTTCGTACTTCGTACTTCGCTCTTCATCCTTCCCTCTTAACCCTTCACCCTTCAGAAGGTTCCCTCCCGGAGCCGGGGGAGACCCCGGGAGGAACATTTCTGCTGCGCCTGATCGGCGCAACATCCGGTGAAAAGGATCACAACGCAACAAGAATATGCTGTACCAGCGAAATCTCATGTCAACCCATATCTGGTGTTTGGATGAACTTTCGGCGCAAAATCTGCCTAATCGGCTGGAATACTAGGGGTTAGATACACCAACCTCCCAGAGGTCCCTTCCATCCTCCGGGAGGCTTTACCTTCTCCTTCACCTTAGCGCCTTAGCGCCTTTGCGCGATTACTTCTTCTTCTGTTCCTTTGTCACTTTGACACTCTGCAACTTCGCCCCTCCCCCTTCAAACAACGGCTGCCCATCGGCGCACATCGCGACATTCTCCACCTTCACCGTCTCGCTCGCCCGGATCGTCAACCTGGCAATCTGTTGATCCAAGCCGGCCTCCTGCAAGCCTCGGGCACACGCCTGCATGACGGCCTGCGGATCCAAATCCCGGGTAACCTCCTCATTCCGCTCAATCTTAATCGTTACGACATCAGCCATCCCATCCTACCTCCTTTTCTTAGCGCCTTAGCGCCTTTGCGTGAAATGTTTTATTTCATCCTTCGCTCTTCGTACTTCACACTTCGTCCTTCATTCTTGATCGCAAAAATCCTCTCCTGAAACCCTTCCACCCGATGCTTCCAATCATGGACCTTGTGTATCGGAATCCCCAACATCTGCGCGGCCGCCACCTCGCTCTTCCCCTCGCGAAGTAGATCGAGAAATCTCGCCCGCCGCCAAGCACTCGTCCTCCCCATCACCCGCCGCTTCATGCTCCAGCCCCCATTGATCGCCATTCATTCCCTGTAGCAGCTCATCTCAATGTTCCTTTTGATAGCATCTTATAATGGCCGGCCTGATCCATTCCCGTTGTAGTTTCTTCCAATCACGATTTGGTGTTCTCCCGCTTTCATCCCGGTAAAGCATTGCGAATGGAACAAACCCCGCTTCCCATGCCTGCTGAAACCGCTTTCTCGCCGCTTCAAAAGTATCTCTTGGATACCCAATCAGCACATAACTATAAAGATGATGCTTGCGAGTGAATCCTGTTGCTCGAAGAAGTTTCCCAGCATCTTCAAGAGGTTGTAGATCTTCTGGAGCATCGTAAGCAAGAAATATTCGATCTGTTCCTATTTCACGCAATGCTCGAACATGCCATTCCTGAAGCCTCCTGGAGTCAAGACCACCAGTAAAGACCGGTCTCTTTCCTTGATCTGCAAGCATGTCAAAAACAGCTCGAATATGTGATTCAGAACAGGCGAGTAAATTATTATCGAGGACATTATAACCGCATGAGATCGGTAGCTCACGTATTTCGCCCTCACGCCTTTTGGCTAAACAAAACCAGCAATTGTTCGGACAACCCCTCGAAGTAATGACATAGCCCGGCTTGAGATACTGACCGGAGACAAATGGCCCACCCCGATCATCTAAGGCAGGGCCACCAATCAATACCTTCGGATGTATATCACTCCATAATCTATATAATCGTCTCGCCGCCAAGAGATCCCAACTAAATGTCACGCTTATATGAATTTCATCACAGTCCGGTGGATCAAACATTTTGGGATCGCCAACACTTACAAGATCATCGTTTGGGGTGGCATTCGTGCGTCCTGGAAATACTCTACAAATAGATCCCTTTCCCATCCTCTTCCCAATTACTCTTGCACTTTCGTCCTTTACCCCTCTGCCCCTTTGCCTCTTTGCCACTTGTGCTCAAAACAATCTCGACACCAACGGCCCATCCATCGCCACCGCCTCATTCCGCAGCATCGCTGAGAGTGCCATCACCACGACCACGAAACCATCAATCTTCCCTTGGCTGTTGGCCTTGTCCGGCTTGAGATTGCCGGCGGGATCCTTCTTCACCACGACGTTGTCCACGTTCCAGCGGAGCACCGGATGCCCCATATGATTCATCTTCTTTTCAAGCAGCCTGCGCTCGAACTCAACCATCGGCGCAGCGAACGACAAAAACCCCATCCCCATCTCGACCATCGGCAGCCCCTCTTCATAGAGCTCCCCCGCCAACTGCGCCCCTTGGAACAACCGATCGTAAGCGATCTCCACTAGGTTGAAATGCCCGGCGTCCTCGATGACTTGCTTTCGGATGAAAGCATAATCAACGGCGTTCCCCGGCGTCACACGAAGAAAACCATGCCTGACCCACACCTGATATTGATCGGCATAACGGTTCTCCGGATCGTACACCCTTGCCTCGGGACACCAGGCGCGCAACAGAATGTCGAGAATATCACTGTCATCATCGCGCGGAAACACCATGCCGAATGCCGTCAAATCAGAAACGGCGGAGAGATCCAGCCCAGCATACCCACGGCGGCCGGCAAGTTCCTCCTCGCTCACTCTTCCATGATTATTCTCATCCCACAGATCCAACTTGATGAACCGGACGGCTTGCTGCACCCATTGGCAAAGGTAAAGTTGCCGGAAGGAATTCTCCTCGGCAGGCAGGTTCTGTGCCTTCTGGCATTTCTCTCGCATCTCGTCAATCTTGCGGAAAACACCCAGGGCAGGATTACAACGGCGCCAAACGGTCTCATCCTTCCAATCGGCCTCCTTCGGCGCAGAATAGATGATCGCAAGAAAACTCGGGTCCTCGATACTTCCATTGATGACACGATCGGCATATTCATGCATGATCCCACAGATCGACAGCGGATCGGTGCCCGACGTCGTCATCATATACATCAGCGGTTGCCGGCGGGCCCCCATCGACGTATCGAGCACATCGAACAACCGCCTGGTTTTCTGTGTATGAAGTTCATCAAAGAACACACCATGCGCGTTCTGACCATGTTTCGTGTTTGCATCAGCGGAAAGCACCTGGTAGCTGCTTTGGACAATTCGATGATGAAGACGCTTTTCAGCTCGATAGATGGCCACCCGGGCATCCAGCATTGGACTTTGTTCGATCATCCGGACGGCCGGCCTGAAAACATGCATCGCCTGGTCCCGGGCGGCCGCGGCATTGTAAATCTCGGCCCCAGGCTCTCCATCGGCAAAATAGAGCAGCAGCGAGATGGCGGCAGCTAATAACGTCTTCCCATTCTTCCGGGGAATCTCAACGTAACACTTTCGATAGCGGCGCAGCCCATCAGCACGCACGGTCCCAAACAACTTTCGGATGATCCCTTTCTGCCAAAACATCAAACAGATCGGCAGCCCGGCCCACTCCCCCTGGTATTGTTTGAGGGACTGAATAAACCGCTCTGCCTTATCCGCCAAAGCACTATTGAAATAATCAACGCTCAATCTCCTGGAGGTCCCCTCCCCCTTCACTGTTTCTTCTTTTTTTTCGTCCTTCGTCCTTCGCTCTTCGTCCTTCTCCGTTTCCCTTTTGCCTCTTTGCCACTCTGCCTCTTTACCTCTTTCTCTTAAAGGCTGGCAAGCCGCCGGCAACATCCCCAACAGCGGACAACTCAACTCCCTGATGTTTCCATCCTCCGGGACGTTCAACCCCAACCTCTCTAGATACACCCTCTCACTCTCAAACTGCTCCTCGTAGAAAATCCCCCGGGTCAGCCGGGGCATCCCAAAATGGTAATCTCCCGGCGCCCAGGGCCCAATCTCCTCACTCGGCAGCGATGCGGGCCTTTCCCGGATCGGCTCGATCTTCAGCGGCCACAGCGGCATCTCAATCTGTCGTCTCGGTTCGGGAGCATCGAATTCCCACCAAGCCCAGGGCCTGGTCCCCGGTCTCCTCGCAATGTGCTCCAACAAGAGACGTCCCCCATGCCTCTCCCAAACCTTGCAAACCCATTTCCGATTCTGCCCTCGTTCTTTAGACCCCACACCCGAAACCCCAGACCCAAAATTCGGCTTCTCCCCATCCAACCACCACCCCTCGAGCAGGAACAACCTCTCCTGCTCGGTCAGCAGTTGTGGATCCACCCTCCTCCTTACCCGCCTCCGCTTCATCCCTTTTCCCTAATCAATCTGCTTTCTTTTCTCCAGCAATCCTTTTACTGATTCTATGGTTTCTACAATCCATTTCACTGCCATGCACTCCTGCAAATCTCATAAACTTTCCTGATCATCGGCAACTTACTCTCTTTCTCCTGATCTCTTCTTTTTGCTTTCCACCAATCTATATCAACTTCCAACAGCCGATTCACAACTGCCTTAACTATCTTTAGACTATTAAAATTACTAATAGCAAATCCAGTCGGCAAATGAATCAGCCACCATATCTTTCTTTCCTCATCCTTCCTTGCCCCAAAGTATCCTGAACAATGCAACCACCCTGGATGCTTCTCCCAAACAGGGTCGGAGCTCTCATCAATAGGTTGGACTTTGCATTTAACAACGCCTTTTACCCATTCACCTTTTCCCATTCGCCTTCCCCTTTTTACCTTTTATTCTTTTCTCGTACTTCGCTCTTCGTCCTTCTTAAATCATCCTGAAGTTGATGACCCACACCCACGGATTCGCTTCCCAAGATATACCTCGCTTCGCATTCAGAGAATCCCACAGAGAGGCGAACGACATCCCGGCTGAATCCTGTGTCACTTCACACACGCCATTCCGAATATGTTCATAATCAGGCCAACCAGCATTGCACCGGAAGCCATAGGCAATACCTTCATCCACTGCATCCTCTTCTGAAATGTCCTGCAATCGTTCGACACGAACATCCCTGATCTGCAATACAGTTCGCGCAGCCCATCGGGGCATGAATATCGATGGCCGAGTTTTCCCAATGATTGCCGGTTTTGTTTTATAATCCTGTCTGCCAGCAAGATATACTATAGGTGCAACTTCAGGATCGAGCCCGCTGGGTTTGTAAAGATCATACATCCTGTGGGTTGCCCAAGCCTCCCGCACCCACAACCGATCTCCTACCCAGCCATGCGGACAACCAAATCCAGTTGCCGCCGCCTCGGGGATATCCTCAAAACCATCAGGATT